GAGGTTCGAGGTCCTGAGTGTCGCATTCGTAATATCGAGGAAGCCTGTCGGTGAGTAAATCGGCATGCTCTCGTCTAGTATGAATGGAGGTTTTTTTAAGCATTTTCTAATGCATCAAGTCTTGCTAGAACTGCTGTGAGTTGACTTTCTAATTCAGTAATTCGCGCCTTATCAGCTTGTTGTTGACGATCCACTTCCTGTAATGCAGCAGTTGACACTGTCCATATAGTATCCTTGTTTAGCTTTAAAAAGTTATCAATTCTTTCACCGTACACGTAAATTTTGTTCGTTAATATTTTTGTATAGGTTTTAGCGTTTTCGTTGTATATATATCCACTCACATCTTCAAGTGCATTATATTCGGATTCTGTGATTGTTACAGATTCCGTTATATCGTTTCCGTTCTCATCGTACTCATATAAAAATTCGGATAAATCTTTGTCCACTCTTATAGAATGTTCATCTATAACATCTTCAATAGTAACTAAAATTGGTTTAGCCTCTTTATCATGGAGTTCTAATGTATGTATATTACTTTGAAGATCTGACGTATTAAAATTGGAGAGTGTGATTATGTTTGTTTCCGTGACCGTACCAATTTCCATAATATTTGGTATTGTTTGCTCTACTTTCCTGGTACCATGTGGCATTGTTTTTTCTACATCCTGTGCAATAAACCCAAATACTGTATCATCACCCCGTTTAATTTTATCGATATATTGATACTTCTTTGGTTTTAATAACCTAAAAAGTTCCAAGGCTGACGCGTCATCTACATCTACGATGTTTTCTTTTATCCTTTCATCTGATGAGCTAAGTGTACCCAGGTGTGAAACCAGATATTGACCTGTTACTATGTCATCACTCGCGTATATACTTAAATTACTCCACCCCATAGACGATTGTAAATGGAATTGCCTACTATACGCGGCGTCGTTACTTTTTGCGTATATAGAGTACGCACTACTAAGACTACCGAAACCTCCGACCACGTGTATTGGTACATGCGGACTCGTTGTATTAACACCAATTCTACCCTTGGTATACACAATACCACTCGTTCCGCCGTCCGAGGTAGCCCCCTTTAAATAAAATTGGTCTTTTCCATTTTCATCTTCGCACTTGATGTAATACGGAGAGTAACTATCGTTATCTCCACCGGTAATCAGTAACTTTACCTGGTTATCAGTATTATAATACGTCGTCGAGTTATGCGTTCCGCCGATCGTAACCTGTGCATCTTGAACAGCGTTTCCGTATCCACCAACATCACCGAAGATTACACTTCCACCGCTTTTAATTGTGAATGCACTCGCTAATTGAGAACCCGCGTTAATACGATTAATGTGGAAACAATCATCGGTATCATCACCGCGTATCCTCCACCCGTACATACTAGAGGTATCTGTACCGTGATGAATAAGACGAATACCTTGTGCGTAGGCATTACCACCATCACTCGCGAGGGTTAGGTAGGTATCACTCGTTTTAGTACTGGTATTACCAACCTGTAAGTCTGTGCTCGCACTCGTCGTCCCGATGCCGACGTCACCCGTGGACTTAATGTGAATACCTCTAATATCAGTAGAACCGACTGTATTCCCTGGCTCGAATACAGGTCCAATGTGTATAGACCTGTTGTGATTACCAATTATGGTTCCTGGTGAAGTTTCTCCGGTCATTTGGTATTCGGATACCGCGAAAATTGCTTTTGTAGAAGAAAGTTCATTGTGTCGGTTCGCTTTAATGAAAGCGTTATTTGTTGTAGTGTGTTGAACGTGTAAAATAGATTCTGGGCTCGTCGTCCCGATACCGACGTTCCCCGATGATCTGTAAATATCTCCACCAGATTCTGTCCATTGTCCCGATACAATCCCTGTGAGTGCAGACCCATCACCCTCGAAGGCGGTCGCCTTAACCGTACCACTCACATCCAGTGCAGTTGTTGGTTGGGTTAAACCAATACCTACCCTATCATTCGTCCCATCAACGAATAATATACTCGTGGTACCCCCACCTCGTATCTCGACTGCAAGGGACAGTTGGTACCAATACGTGGAATATATACTCATATAGATATCAACAACATCACCGGCTGAAAATGATCCATTGGATACTGTTGAGTTCGTAACGACGACATTCGTATAATAGACTCTACCTCCACTACTACTTATTCCACTCGATTGGTTTTGTGGATTAAAGTTTAGATCAACCGATGGTTGTGTACCCGAACCCTGCTTTTTCATCGTTATAGATACATACTCGGCGTTAGCAACGCCATTTAAGTTTCCGTTAACCGTAACCTTAAATTGAAAATTGTCATTTGACCAATTAGCCGGAAGGGTAATGTTCCCGAATGTGTGACTACGCCAATTCCCCTGTGATCTAGAAGAAGTTGGTATATTCGTGAGACTGTTATAGTTTTGTGTGACTGTTTGCTCAGATGACTGTTCTCCTACACTCACATTTCCCGTGGACCTGGATATATCTCCACCAGATTCTGTCCATTGTCCCGATACAATCCCCGTGAGTGCAGACCCATCACCCTCGAAGGCGGTCGCCTTAACCGTACCCACCACATCGAGAGCAGCTGTCGGGTCGGTCGTCTTACCAATGGAGAGGGAGTGTTCCGTGAAAATATTGGAATCCACCTCCATGAACGCTTCTGAGGCGGTCACGGCCTCGTAATCCTCGTCGTTATCTATAAAAATATCGGAAACAGCTTTGGTTTCGTCGAACCTTTTCGCGTAATCACGCCAGTGTTCCAGTTTAAGATCTTCGACCGCCGAGATAGTATTGTCGATCGTCTGTGCGAAGGTAACGGCATCGGCTTGAACTTCAGCCTCTGTATTCAGTTCTGAAACATGTGACGTCGCTAAAGTCACCAGTGCGGTAGGTACTTTATTGATTTTACGACGTTTGAACTTCATTTTACCACGCTCGAACGCAATCTTCGTGAGGTCACCGATCCAAAGGGAGTTTGTGTCGACGTATAAATCACGAATTTTATTCTCGGGTTCGCCAATATCGAACGTAGCGTTCGTCGTAGGAATGATGTGTCCGGCGAACCGTGTACCACCATTAATATGAAGCGTGTCCAAGGGGGTGTCTGTGCCTATACCCACATTCGACGTGGTCGTATCCACAAAAAGGTTCGCCGTACCCACCTCAATGTTCGAGGCTGCGTTAAAGGCTTTTGTGGGATTATTGAAATTCACGGTAGATGCTGTGTTCGAGCTCATCACGATATCGATCTGGTCAAGGTTGAACGCCGATGCGTACACGTTCCCACTCGTCACCCTGAGGTGGGCATTGTTCACATCCAAGAACGTATCGTTTCCGTTCATATCTACTATGAGGGGAGAGTATTTTCTTACAAAGTGGGGGCAGTCCACTTTGGAGGAAACGTTTAATGAGGAGGATCTGGCCAGATGGGGTTATTAGGATCATCGGTCACTGAAGGAAGATCCCTCAAAGCTTGGCGATATTCAAGCCAAGCCTGTCCTATTTCGGGTGTAGGGTGTGGATAATCAGGTACACTATACTTATCCGACTGTTTGAGTAATCGATTACGTTTTAATCTTAAATCTTCCCAGTTTTGTTCAACAGTCAATTCCTGAATTTTTTCCAGTATTTCATCTAATGTGGGTATAACACTATCTTCGCACGTTATATTTTCGTATACGTTATTTTTTACATGCCACGACTTAGTTGGATCGATGGCTATCAACGCTTGACAAATCGTTATTGGTGGGCGATTCATATATTTATACTCAGATATAATATCCTCTCGTCACAACGTATACCCACGAAGTAGTTCCAGATGCTTCACCCTGTACGATATGGTAGACCGTATTCCCGGTATCGAGTGGAATTATTACTGACGAGAACCACTTACCGTAATAATATTCAAAATTATCCGAATCACCTCTCATGTCTAAAAATGTAGTCTGCCTGTTTAATGTAAATCGTGTAGATGGTTGTTGATTTCCACTTGTCCATACAGTAGCCGAACTGTAATTTTTACCTAAACTGTGTCCTACATGATCTGTGACGTTCGATTTAGGCATGAATACTTCAGCTAAAACAGCTTTACAATTCGCTGGAAGTTCTGTCGAAGCGTATGTGATGCGTAATGTATTTGCGGTTGACCCAGTCCATGACCATTCATCAATGATCGGTGTATCTAAAAGATATAAAATTCCTCCGTCACTATGAGTCGCACCGGTTGTCGGTCCACTTACGGAAAATGTACCGTTGACGTCTAGAAGTGATGTTGGATTAGCCGTTCCTATACCGACATTACCGTTCACAGCAGATCTGGTTATGCTCCCATACGCAGTTTCATTCGATACCATGGAACTATCTACCATGATGAGTCCCGCATCCTTCGACGATCCCCAAAAGGTGAGATCGGTCGTAGGTTGACCACCGGTCGAACCGGTTCGTAAAGCGTGGTACACTGTACCGTTATACGTGACTTTCACTGTCGATGTAAACCCATCGTTACCAGTGCGGTTACCTACTCGATCAACACTTAGTATTTCGTAGTGATTATATCCCCTCGACGATACGACATCATAATAATTAAGCTTGTGTCCAGATGTGGTGGTTCCGCGTCGAGCGAGTATTTTTCCTACAACGTAACTTTCGGAATCTATACCTCCCGTGGCAGCTTTTGCGAGTAAAATGTAACCGTAATACGCTCCACTTTCAGGTGCGCCATTAAGGGGGATCGGTTTTATTTTATAGTTTGTCAATGTATCGGAAACGTGTAAAATACTTTCAGGTGTATTCGTTCCAATCCCTATCATCGAGTTCACAGTATCCACGAAGAGATTCGCTGTACCCACCTCTACATTTGATGAAACAGATAACTCACTACCTATTTCTACATTTCCAGACGTTGTTAGACTGACATCGGCGTTCGTAAATTGGATTGTGTTCGAAGTGGTATTACCACTATCTGTGATTGCCTGTAAAGTTGAGGCTATGTTAGTGAGTTGAGAACCGTCGCCAATGAAATAGTTGGCCTCGACATTACCAGTGGCTACGAGACCAACATTCGTGTTTGTGAGTTGCATAGTGTTTGACGACGTGTTTGACACATTCAGTATATCATTCAGACCTTGTGATACAGATATCGCGAAACTATCGAGAGTTAATGTAGATCCCACAGATACGTTACCGTTCACGACGAGTACATTGGATCCATCATCGTCTACATACAAATTAGAACCGACACTCAAATTGTGTCCCGGGTCAGCGTTTGAAATACCGACGTTACTGTTGATGAAATAGATTTCACCCTCAGCGTTCGTGCTCCAAACACCACCTGACCCGGATGGGAGGTTCGTCAGGAGACTTCCGTTACCCACGAAGTAATCAGCCTTCACATTCCCAGTGACCACGAGAACGTTTGACCCATCGTCGTCTACATACAGGTTCGACCCAACACTCAAATTGTGACCCGGATCAGCATTTGAAATACCGACGTTACTGTTGATGAAATAGATTTCACCATCTCCGTTCGTGCTCCAAACACCCCCCGAACCAGAGAGACCTGTTAAAAGACTCCCATCACCGACGAAATAATCAGCCTTGACATTACCAGTTACAACGAGAACATTTGAGCCATCATCATCAACGTATAAGTTTGATCCGACACTCAGATTGTGGCCAGGATCGGCATTTGAAATACCAACATTACTACTTATAAAGTAAATTTCATTATCTGAATTTGTATTCCACACACCACCTGAACCAGAAGGGAGATTCGTTAAAAGACTTCCGTCACCCTTGAAATAATCTGCATGGACATTTGTTGTAACAGTTAAATCATTGGAAACTTTCACCTTCCCTGAGAACGTCTGAACGTTAATATCCGACATTCTATATGTTTAGTTTAGATATTATTGAACTAAGAGATTGTTCAAGTATAGATATCCTATTCTCGGCATTTGCTAATTTTAATCGAGTGATTTCATTTTCGATTTTTTCGGACTCGAGCTGAGTGCGAGTTGTTTGGAGGTCAGACTGGATGGTTTCTATTTTTTCATTGTCCACGAAAACGGCGTTAATAAACCACAAATCTTTAACGGAGTCGACTTCTTTCATTTTTATCCAGTTTTTAGATGTCACACCCCCTTTTTTCACAAATACCTGCCCTAAAAGACCCACGCACGCCCATTCTTTTCTTTGATCCCTAGTTAAGTATTTAGTAGCTAAATTTTCGTCATAATCCGGGTTTATAGCTCGCTTCATTTTCGGTGTTCCATCTTCATTGAATACTAACTCACCGTTATCGTCTTCCATTTGTTTATACGTCGCTCTTCCCCATTCGTCATTTTTCCAATACCCATTCCAGTGTATACCTGCTCCACCACCTGTCATGGATGAAGTTCCAGATACTACACCGAGTGGTATTTCACCAGGTTCACACTTTTTTATCTTATTGGTATTTTCTACTAAACTTACACTGCACCCAATCCTATCTTCATTGTCTGGATTTCCATCGAACCATTCGAAATATTCTGCATAATCAAGACCATAATTAGAGTATACAGTACCTTCAGCATATATATGACCACTGTTTGTGTTAAAATAATGTCTTCGTAAATTGGAACTTGTAGAGGAGTTATCCCTAAAATAAAAATTATCATCTACCGAAATATATACCTGACCATCTGGTCTCATGAAAACACCATCGTAATTGTACCCGAAACTCCCTGTACCTCTTGTACTAATTGCATTTACGTTCAACTCCCCAACAACCGTAGCACCCCCATTTTCTGTATAAAATTTTTGAGATCCATTATAATCTAATCTGACCTGAGCATTTCTGTAACAAAGTACCGCCCATTTATTATCAGTATCATTATATATACCACATGAATTAGAGTCTCCACTCATAAAAACCCATCTACCATCGATGGAGTAGCCTTCGTGGTTCCCGGCACCCTCTCCGGTTGTCTGGACGGTTCCGTAGTCACCTGACACTCCCCTAAGACCTCGTGTCGTGGAGCCACCTACATACACCGTATTACCACAATATACGTGACCTGTACATTTTATGTGACCATGTTGGGCATTCAAACCTATCCGAGCATCACCATCTGATGCAACATACATTCCCCATCCATCTGTGAGTATTGAGGTGAAGTTCCCATGCGAATATCCGATGCCATACATATTACTGAGACTTGTATCAGTTGGTCTGTAATTTGACCCGATCGTGTATATGGGATTTGTTTTAGTGTCATTCCCCCCAACATTATTATAAGATCCTACAAGGTAACCATTACTGTGACTGGTACGTCCAATATTACCTTCATTCGTAATGAAGAATTTATCACTGTCATTCCGACGAACTCGTAGAAGTTCAGTACTATTTGATCCCGCTACGACATACCACCTATTTGAATGGTATTCAATCTTTCCAACCCCACTTCCGGGGTCACCTGTCCACGCTGATGATGACTGACGGATACTCGCCGAGGTGCCGATATTAATTCGCGAAGTGGCACTAAATGTCGACGCCGTGACAGTGCCTGTGAACTTACCATTCCCCACACCGAGAGCGTTCGGGCTATCCCACGAACCTACAACGAGACCACCCTCCTGATTGATGGCGATGCCGTTATAACAAGCGATACCATTCGTTTTTGCTGTCCTCGCCAGTCTATACCAAGACGCATCATTATCACATTCTAACCATTGGTAGTTATTATCGTATAGTCCACCACCTCCCGCTGCGGATATTTTGAAATCACCACCATTTACATGAAGTTTTGCATCCGGGTCCGTCGTCCCGATACCGACGTTTCCTGATGCGTCAATTCGTACACGTTCACCAAGACCACTATTCCATGTACTAAAGCTCATACCTAACTGCCCAGCTGCTTCGTATACACTGGCAAGTCGACCAACATTTGCCGTGCTTTGGAAAAAGTCAAGGTTACAACCAGTTCCTGTGGTGCTCTCAGGAGTTGTCAATTTCAATGCAGTTCTTTGTGTCCCACTTGCCACTGGTGCAAACACATCTAAAGGAGCACCTGGATCCGTCGTCCCGATGCCGACGTTGCCATTGCCAGATATACGCATTCTTTCGAATGGTCCTACACCACTTCGATGTGTTACGAATGAAATGGCGTCATCGTTTGTATCTTCATCTATGAAATTAACACTCGAATACCAGATGTCATTACCCACACCTGTTCTTCCAATTCTATTGGTAGATGTATTATCATCATCGTGATCTCTTCCAAGTCTGATAGAACCACCTCCTAAGTCACCCAAATCCAATTTTTGTTGTGGACTAGTCGTCCCGATACCTACTTTATCCGTTGAGGTGGCCAAGTGGACATTGGAATTGGTCCCATTGACCCAAGAGCCACTGTCAGAGTTGATACCAGTCATTGCCGACCCATCCCCCACAAAGGATCCAGCAGTGATCTGACCAGTGGTATCGTTCATGACAATTCCCGAACCAACCCTAAAGTCTGTGTGCACGTAGGCATTTGAGTTCACATGGAGACCCGCATCGGGATCTGCTGTCGTGATACCAACCCTATTGTTTACGGTGTCTACGAAGAGGTGTGAAGAGCCTACTAATAGGTTGTTGTTGATATTAACCTTCCCTGAGAATGTTTGAACGTTAATGTCACTGCTCATCTATATTTACTTTACAAATTTTCTAATGCTTCTATGCGCTGAATAAGGGACGCGTGGGACATCTCCAACAACTCAACCTTCTTTTGAAGTTCATAGGTTCTGGCCTTCTCAGCTTGAAGCTGTCTATCGACTTCCTGCAACGCTGCTGTGGCGACTGTGTATATAGCAGATTTTTGGAGATGATGGAAATCGTCAACGTGTTGTCCCCATATGAATATTTCACCTGTAAACTTATATTCTTCTAATTCGGATGTTTGGAAAGCTTCTACGATTTTTTCAAGATCTTCCTCTATTTCAAGTTGTGTAGAATTTAGTACCGACTTTATCTTCAAAGTCTGTCTCTTATCATCTTGGTCGATGTATATGATACTATCCGTTTGATTCAAATTACTCGTGTCAAAATCTCTGAATGTAATAGTATTCTGTTCATGATCAACAGTAGCATGTCCATATATGTTTGGTAGGTCTCCTTCACTCACATCAACAGCTTCTGGTATCAACTCTTTTATTTCCTGTGCGATGAACCCATAAACGCGTTTAGTTCCCTTTTCCATTGTGTCTACGTATCCATATGTTTTAGGTTGTATCTTACGAAGCAATTCTAATGCAGATCCGTCATCTACATCTACAATATCTGTTTTAATGCGACGATCACTTGTCACTTGCAGTTCAGAACACCTCATATGATGCTCCGCGTATACGCTTATTGGCCGATTAGCAGTATGAGTATTATTATGCCCATTAACATTATAATATCTGGCGGTCATATTCGTATACACGTATCCACTAGCATACATTCGCCCATACACGTGACAGTTATGAGAATTATCCATCCTAAGAGACCAACTACGTCCCGAGTTCAGAAATCCTATCTCGTTGCTCGTTGTCCAGTGGACGTACCCACGCGCGTCAGTATTACCAATAGTACCGCATATACCACCGTTACCTGAACCGGTTCGAAGAAACATGTCGGCTCTATTTCTGGGATAAATGTGCCAACCACTACCATTTGATGAACCTTCCCAATAATGTCCAGAGTTACCATTTGTACGAACCCAACTTTGAACGTAACATTCATTGCTGCTGAAATTTTGACCAGTTGACCCAGCCTTGTATGCAAATTTATCATGCAGCCAGCCATAGTTTGAACACCATAATTGCCCCGAAGTGTTCAATAGCATTAGGCGATTTCCCGTCCCATCACCCCCATACAACCATACAAATGGGTATCCACCATTACTACCATATTGAGTGTTTCCATCAGTTCTAAATACCATTGATCTCGAATTTCCGTATAACTTGACAAAATCATTATCTCCATTTTCACGAAGCCAACCATCATGGATATTATATCTACTATCTCCCTTGTACGCATATGCTCCTAGACCAAGAAACGATCTTACACCGGCTTGTGTACCATGTCGAATAAAACCATCATTACCAGTTTCAACACACACCTTAGTAATACCTGAGCTAACATCATTTGGTGTCGTGTTAAAGTAGTTTGCATATATGTATCCAGATGAGTGTCTCTGGACGATGGTACTGTTACCAGCAGAGGCACTTGCCGTAATCGTAGCAGAGTTTGCGAGACCAAGAGAACTTCGCATACCTGAAGCATTTGTTTTCCGGATGTAATTATCAGTGGATGAATAAAAAATAGTATCACTATTTCTTGTACCCGTGCTGTGTGATATGTTTACATACTCCCCACGTAAATAGCGCCCATATATATCACCGTTACTGTCACGAGCCACGATTTTAGAGGCTGTGTTTGTCGTCGTCGCATCTACAGCGAATGTTCTAGCGGTTGAACCGTTATAAGCACTCCCCGTAAGGTATGAACCTGGGGTCACTGACGTGGAGAGAGCACCGGTAAACGTAGTCGCCGTCACATTCCCGTCTGCACTGATTCTCATAACTTTATTAAAAGTTCCACCAGAATATAGTAAGTTATCTGTATTAGAAGTAAATGACAGTGAGCTATCGTATTTTGTTCTGTCGGCTACAGCATAGAACTGAAAACTGTCTGTGAATGCAGCAAAGTTTGCTCCACTTGGTGAGGCATCATTCTCATCAACCATATTACCAATCCACAATCCACGTGAGTTGTCTGGATCTCTAGACGCACCACCCGCAACAGATGCGTAGTGGGTATAATTTATGTGTTGTTGATAGTCACCAGTTGACGCATTCGTGTGTTTCTCTACTAGATTCGTAGAACCCGCACTTTGATAAAGATGAAGTTTTGCCTCCGGACTCGAGGTCCCAATCCCCACCTTATCTGTTAAGGTGGCCAAATGGACATTCGAATTGGTCCCATTGACCCAAGATCCACTATCCGAATTGATACCGGTCATGGCGGAACCATCCCCAACGAAGGATCCAGCAGTGATCTGACCAGTGGTGTCGTTCATGACGATCTCTGAGCCAACTCTAAAGTCTGTGTTTACATAGGCATTCGAATTGACATGGAGCCCTGCGTCTGGTGTATTGGTGACAAGACCAACCCTATTGTTTATGGTGTCGACAAAGAGGTGTGAAGAGCCTACTAGTAAATTACTTGTAATATTAACCTTCCCTGAGAATGTTTGAACGTTAATGTCACTGCTCATCTATAGTAGTTTAAGAAATAAGTGAAGCTACCGCTGTCTCAAGCAAAGCGAGACGGGACTCGAGGTTTTTCGTTTTTTCTTTTTCAGCTTGGAGAGCTTCTTCTATTTGTTGGGTTGTAACCTTTTCGGCCTCGAGAGCTTGCTCGAGCTCGGTCCGATTGGTGTCTATAAAAGGTTCTTCATCATCGGAGAATTCGACGATGGTTTCTTCACTTTGATAGCTCATTATGATTTCGTCCCTTGTTTTACCTAAATGTAAATTTTTACTGACAGCTTCATCGATCATAACTTCAATTTGCATTTCTACCCGTGTGCATATGATTGATTTTATCTCTTTTGAAGGGTCAGTGAAAACGTCTTGAATACATTTTGTAAATAATGGATCTATGGTCACTTCTATCACACACGACCCATCATCATTGTCTATACACGACCCTTTTGGTTGAAAAATGAGTTCAGATGGGGGGTCGTACCCCAACAGAAGCATTGTCTTTGACACCTTTGGGGTCACGTTGTCACGTAAACATGTTTTCACGTGCTCTTGCCAAAGATTTTCACACATGGACTGACACCTACTAGAAATAATATTCTCGACCCAATCTTCTGGAACGTTTGACAGTGCTTTCATAGACTTTGAAGAAATACCGTCCAGTTTAACCGTCAGTATAGACGTATCATCTGAATTTTTTGTGAACGTGACTTCGGTCATATACAATCACGTTATAAAAAATAATTACCTAGATCCCATAAACATTACGACTGTCGTAGAATGAGTAGTAGAACTTCCGTAAATAGATCCCCCGATCACTCTGTGTGTCAGATAATCACCTGCATTTAGATAATATATAAATTGGGTACTCAAACCCAAACGAGCGTTGGTTGTATTCATATTAACCCCTGACCCAATGTTGAAATGTGCAGCACCCCAAGATAAATCATTACCATTTAGCTGCCATCGAGTATTTGGACCAAGTTCCCGTTCTCCAGCAAGTCCAGTGTAAGTGACAAGGTAGTATCCAGCATAACCCGCTGGAGCTGTAAATCTTCCATTGCTTGCGTTGTACAGACCACCATCATTATATATTACATTGTTATACACTATAACATTCGGGGTGTATACTCGACCATTAGTCTTACCTACCATTGCCACCGGTCGATTTGGATATGACTGTGAACCGTACATTCTCACACTAGCAATAGTTCCCCACCCCATATTCCTTCCAATCGTGATACGATTGGTAGACGCACCTTCAAAGTACATCAAACTCGCCACTCGAGTTCCACTATCGTGAACAGCGATTTCGGTGTTGTCCGCACACTCAAACAATAACGCAGCCGTATTGGTATTCCAGTTGTTCCCACCCCCGTAGTTCGAAGATGTACTCCCCAGAGTGAGTGTGCGTGAAGCCATGTATCCTTCGACGACAGCCCAATCTCCTATGTTTATCTTTCCAGAAGAGTTGATATCTCCTTGCACGTCCAATGTGTAACTCGGGGTCCTCGTCCCGATACCAACCCGTTTATTTATTCCATCCATTGTTAAGACTGTATCTGTGGAGTTGATAGCAACATGTGGATTAGGTACAGAGCTGTCCTCGTATCCAAATTCTAGGAATTGCTTTCTAGTTCCCCAGTTTCCCTGATTTATTACAAATTTTCTATAATCTGCTGTATTACTGGGATTAACCGTAGTGAATGAAAGTGTTGACCCGTGAGCGTTATTTACATAGGAAGATGCTATAACCAAGTCTGAGTAATCTGAACTCAATACGAGTTGGGATCGTCCTTGACTCACTGATTCCAAACCGGTAAATGCAGGTGTGGTCCCTTCTGTAATGTGCACCCTATTGTCTGCTTTAACATGAAGTGTCCCAGCCGGATCCGTCGTCCCGATCCCGACACCCGTATGGTTCACTCTCATCATCTCGTCATAACCAGAAGAACCCGATATGTTAAATGTTATTTTTGCGTCATCATCTTGACCTGATCTTGCTGCGTTGAAGTTCCATTGCCAACCACTCGAGCATGTAATGTTATGTCCGGGGGTCGTAGATTCGTTAAATAGTATTTTATTTCCATCACCCGCCCCTATAGTAAGTGGAAATGCTGGCGTGGTGTTACCGATACCGACGTTGCCGTCTGACCGAAATGTCATAATGTGTGGTTCATTGTAAGAATCATGTGCTAAGTTTAAATCAAAGCGAGTTCGTGACCCGGTACCACTATTCTCATAACGCGAAAGTTTAAAAGTTGCACGGGCACCGTAAGCCTCACCACTCGTCCCCTCCCGAGCCAAATTCAATACATGTTGTGGGTCATTAAGTGTCGAATTGGATGTTGGTGTGCGGTTTGTAATCGTCATTGGTGCTAATGAATGGTCGTATGTGTCGCGATGCTGTGGAATCTCGTTAACTGTCAGTCTGGATGATGGACTCGTCGTCCCGATACCCACACTGCCACCAGCGAGGATTACATGACCACTACCAGCAGAGTTAGAAATAGTAAAGTTGTTGTCACTTCCACCAGAATAACCAACATACGCTTTTCGACCACTCGAAACACCATCTGGATAGTATTCGATGTAAGTATGATCTGTTCCAACCAATTGTAAACTTCCACCATTCCTATTCACTCTAATAATACCCTCAACATCAAGTTTTTCACTCGGTGTCTTCCCAATTCCCACTTTATCCGTCGAGGTGGACAGATAGACCGAACCAGTTCCAGCCCCTGCCCACGAGCCACTATCAGAGTTGATACCAGTCATGGCGGAACCATCCCCCACAAAGGATCCAGCAGTGATTCGACCATTGGTATCATTCATCACGATCCCTGAGCCAACTCTAAAGTCTGTATGCACGTAGGCATTCGAATTAACATGTAGACCTGCATCGGGTGAAGCGGTCGTGATACCAACCCTATTGTTTATGGTGTCTACGAACAGGTGTGAAGAGCCTACTAATAGGTTGTTGTTGATATTAACCTTCCCTGAGAATGTTTGAACGTTAATGTCACTGCTCATCTATCATTACCTCACAATTTTTCTAATGTTTCTATACGTTTATAAAGTGATGCAATTATATTTTCTAAAATATTAATCCTGGAGTTCATTGTTCTATATTTAACTTCGTTTACAATATTACTCGTCGCATCTCGAATCTCTTTATTAAGTTCTGTTTTCGTGTCTCGAATCTCTTTATTAAGTTCTGTTTTCGTGTCTCGAATCTCTTTATCCAGTTCTTTGATTGCATAAATGGGTATCACATCCCTGTATCCTTTTTTAATTACTTTTACAATATTAGTGTAGACGGTCTCTAATATAAGATCTTTTGGTAAATCTGAGGACACGATGATTGTAAAATTTGATTCATCGATGACTTCCTGTACAATGAATTCCCCGTGATCACGGAAAATGACTTTGAAATTTTCCCTAATATGTTTACACGGAGTACTCATTTTTATTAGACGGCCATTGGTTTCACATGAAATTGGTGGATCAATTTTTTTGAAAGCTTCGTGTGGTTGTAGTAAAGACTGGTCATATAACTTGTTGTTTGATGTCACAAATTCAAAGTCGTACTCTTCCACTTCAATATCATGGATTTTATCCATTTATATCTAAATATATTTTAATAGTTGAAAGTTACCAGTTCTTGATTGGCCGAACCACCGGAGTAACCGTGTATAGATGCTAACTTACCTGTTGCTGAATCTGGTGAAATGTATTCGATGAATAAATTATAATCAACATTTCCAGAATTACTATCCGTTGTACTAGTGGTAGCGGATGGTTTCAGTGTTACCGTAGTTGTTGTTGTTGCAACCTGTGTATCCCATGGATTGGTACTTGTATTACCAAACACTGATATAGAACCAGTTGCAATTGCGAGTTGTGTAGGTGAGTTATCACCATCCCTATGACCACCACCAACTTCTAACGACATGTTACTAAATTCATTGTCTGCCTCAATTAAGTGCGCAACGATTTTAGCGTAAAAAATATTGGTTGAAAATGTGAGTTTTATAGCTGCATCTGACGCACTTACAGCGTTAGGAATAGTCCCCTTGTAACTATAAAACTTCTTACACACTGAGCCAGTGTTAATTACCATCCCATCACTTGAATAAACTTTAGCTGCATTAACATTACTGGCTGTTGTAATCTCATCAGTCACATACACATTACCCGATACATGGAGATTTGCTTGAGGTGTTGTCGTTTCTATTCCTACACAGTGCTGGGAAGCGTCCACATAGAGTGTATCAGTGTCAACGACGAAATCGCCTGAACCCTTGAATCTACCCACTTCGTTGTTATTCACATTGAAACGAATGTGTCCACTGTTTGGTGTATTTATATGTGTAACACCTGAGGTAGCAGTTTGCTTTAAAGCATATGCCGTACCAGTCATGTAATCTTCGTGTGCATAAGCCGCGTGCCCAGAATTTGCTCCATCGAAACCTATTTTAGCTCGTCCTAAATGGGAGAGACCATCTTGTTCTGATTGTGCGTAAACATTACCACTAGCATATACGTTACCGGTAAGACCTATACCACCAGTTACCTTGAGAGTTCCTGTTGTAGAACTCGTCGACGCGATATCTGCGTTTGCAATTGATGTTGTAGTAGTCAACGCACCAACATTCGCTGTACCGTGAACATCTAGATTAAAAGCAGGTGTCACCGTTCCAATACCTACACTAGAAGCAGAAACATCCACGACTAGTTTATCGGTACCCACAGTTACATCGTCTGTGAAGGTTCCTGTCGCTGAAGTCAATCCACCAATATTTCCTGTCGTAGCAGTAAAGGTACCAACATTTGCTGTACCATGTACATCTAGATTGAAAGCAGGTGTTGTAGTTCCAATACCTACACCAGAAGCAGAAACGTCTACAACCAATTTATCAACACCCACAGTTAGATCATCTGTCAGGGTTGCGGTTGTGGTATCCAAGTTTCCAGATACAATGACTTCGGGTGTTGTCGCGACAGTAATAGTACTACCCATACCACCATGTACACTACAATAATAGTAAATGGGTGAAGTAGTACCTGGTGGAACGATAAATGTTATCTTTGCACCGGCAGTTCCCGCAGTTCCCGATGGTGTTATACCCGCAGAATACGCCGTCCCACTACCGTCGGTACCCCCAGTTGAAAATAATAAAGGGTGTGCTCCAGATGCAAGACTACTGTGAGATAGATCGAAAATATACGTCTGATTTTCGTGGACTACAAGGGGTTTGCGTATAAAATCATCAATGTAATACGCTCCACCGGCTGCTCTCACCACAAATGTTTTTGTCGCGCCAAATGTCGCAGCCTTAGTTGTTGTTAATACTCCAACATTTGCTGAACCGTTAATATCTAAACTGAAAGCTGGTGAATCCATGCCAATACCTACATTTGACGTGGACACATCTACGACTAATTTATCTACGCCTACTGTTAAATCACTTGTGGATGCTAATGTTCCATTAAATTGTCCACTCGTCGCGGTGAAACCACCACTTGAAAGTGTACTACTGAAAGTACCAGTCGTACCAGAAATTGCCCCACCACTATAACTCGCACCCGTCACATCACCAGAAAATGTTCCCCCCACAGCAGACACATCACCACTGAAATTGGCGGTAGCGGCGGTCAATGTTCCGGTGAGTGTGGGGCTATCGGATAATACAACATTTGTAGATCCCGTACTTGTGGTGACACCTGTACCACCATCAGCAACCGCGAGAGTTCCGGTTATCGCAGAAGCACTAAGATCTACTGCAACCTCTGCACTTTCTATAACGAGACCACCATTGGCTTTGAGATCAACTGCAACACTGGGAGTGGAACTTTCGCCAGAACCACCAGTTACGGTGATACCGTCCCCTCCGGACATGGATTCAACGTAATCTCCGGATGTAGCGGTTCCTAGTGCAAGATCTCCTGTTACACTTGAGACTTGCACGTTAGATATAAGACCGCCATCACCCGAGAACAGGCCCGTCGTTGCTGTAATACCCCCAGACGCGCTTGTAATGCCTGTAGATGACTGAATATTACCAACAACATCTAGATTTGCGATAGGAGTTTTTCCTATACCCACCTTTTTATTAGTGGCATCGACTAGTATAGCATCTGTGTTAACTGCGAGATTTCCGGTTGTGTTAACTACACCGTTTATTTGTGCACTCGTTGCAGTGAAACCACCGCTTGAAAGTGTACTATTAAAGGTACCTGTTGTACCTGAAACTGCGCCACCGGTGTAACTCGTTCCAGTAACATCACCCGTGAAAGTACCAGTGGTTCCAGAAATTGCACCACCGGTGTAACTCGTTCCAGTAACATCACCCGTGAAAGTACCAGTGGTTCCAGAAATTGCACCACCTGTGTAACTCGTTCCTGAAACTGGACCGTCGAATGTACCGGATAAAGCCGTGAATGTTCCAACGTTCGAAGAACCATGTACATCTAGATTAAATGCGGGTGTATTAGTCCCTATACCAACATTGGATGTTGAAGAATCTACATGAAATGAATCCGTTTTTATTGTTATAGAATCTGCTACAAGATGGTCAAATGTACCCGTTTCAGTTACGGTAATATTATTTTGAACTTGTAGATTTCCAAGAACATCGAGTAAGAATACATTACTGTCATGCAAAATATGATTATCACTTGCTACATTTTGTGTGTATCCCATTGAAAATCTATCTTCATCTCCATGATGAATGAGTCCCACATTATGTCCTACATTTTCAATTATCAAACCCCCGTCATAATTATTACTTGGATTATTGTTGGAAATACCTACAATTTTATCTTTGATGTTTAAACTTTGTGAATCTATAACATACGAATTACCACTAAATGTTATATCCCCCACAACTTCAAGGTTTGAGTTGATGACGGTAGATCCATTATCAAGTCTAATTTTAGAATCTTCTAGCATCTTATTCGACCCAACAAATGGAATATAATCTTGAGTGAGTGATCCAATTGATATGGTATTTGAAAATTCTGCATTTGAGAGTGCAAAAAAGGACGTTGAAGGATTATTAAATTCGAGTGTATAAGGTGTCGTATTACCAAAACCAGTTACTGATTGTAGAGGTGGTTCTACGGCTGTAGACGCCGATGACCCAGATTCGGTTATTTCTCCAGTTGTTTTGTCGTACATTAGAAGTACGATTTGAGGGTCGGAAAAATCTTCTCTAAAACGAATAGGACTCAAATACACTGCACCGGGTCGGGTAGCTTGTAATTCATTATTACTCGCATTAAAAACAATGGTATTTTCTGCCTGATTCTCCAAAGCATTTTTACCAAATCTGATTTTCGTGGATCTCTCCACTGTTGGCAAATTCTTGACCATTTAATATAGTCTGGTATTTTAATTTGCGTAAAGAAGACCTGCCATTCCGTTCTCTATGCGTAGTATGTTATAATTAACTGCATATATAGGGTGTTCTATTGTCATGTGTTCACTCATAATTTTAGCCGAATTGAGACGACTAAAATTTAGCGTCCCCGTTGGTTGGAGGGAACTTGTTGAGAGACAGAAACAGTACAAAAAGAAATCTGGGGACGTTACAAAGTTTGTATGATAGTAATTCATAACGTCTATATAATGTGGTTTACCCCATCTATAATTACTCACATCTAGACCATTAATGTTTAATTTAACTTTGTTCGTAGGTGATGTGAGAGCACCATCTGTTGTTGTATCCGAAGACGCTATGTATTTGACGGGGTGATTAAATGTCAAATCTTGAACCATTGTACCAGATGGAATATTTTTTTGGACTTGAGTAATTAACAAATCATGTTTACGGGATGCAATATTACCTCGTTCTTCATTATCAAGATAATAATAGTTTGCGAAGCATTCTACATTATAATTTGATGCCTCTGTAGCCCAATGAATCCTGATTTCGACATTGTGATAGTTTAGGGCTACAAGAGGTAAAGCACATTGTGGTCCTTCACAAAAGAAAAAGCGAAGGGGGTAGAAGAAGGAACGCGAAGATATACCTGGGTGTGTACCTAACGCACTTTTAGACACATTCTGAGCGAATGTATCGATGGCGATTTTTTCAGTAAAAATCGTATCTTGGGTATCCACTAGGGAACCACCAATGTAGAGTTCCACTTTATCGATGATGGTGTCCCAACGTTGAACATCGAGAGCTTGTGTGACATCATCTAATGTGAAATAGACATAACCTAGAAGATCTCCAGATCGTTCAAATTGAACGCTGGACATTGAATTGTTTTTCACCGCTCCATAAATGGTTTGTTTTTCGATGGACTGTGAAAAATTAGCATGTCTTTTGAATGTTGAGCTAAAGAATGATATTTCGGGATTACCCACGATATATTCATCCTGAGCACCGATGGCGATCAATTGCACAACACCGGCAGACATGGTATACTACTCTAACGGGAGAAAATTACAAATTGGGTTTTCGACACACGAAACGGATGACGATAAAATTATTTTTGACTGGGTTGGAAGGGGTGATGAGAGCGCCGTTTTCGTTACGAATGTTCACAGTAAATCGATCGATACTGCGAATGGGGTTTATGTATTGTGTCACGACTGGGTAATTATCCTTAAAACTGACGATACCTGTATTGTCACTGGTGACCAAACTCGCAAACGAGTTACGGACAATACTCGTGGTAGCTTGTCCATTTGGTTCATTCGACGCACGATCTGTGAAAATACTATCTAACTCTTCGATAGATATATAACAATGGTTCGTTGTGGCGTTCGTATTGATGTTCGTGGCGAGTAATCTAGCCTGTACGACATTTTTCAGGGGTTGCTGAAGATAACACGTGAACGCGTTTGCACTCGGTTGTCCAATTGTATCAATTGTGACGGTGTGATACTCATACTTGAGATCGGGGATAACGTCAGTGGTACTGGTAATAAGCGCCATATATCATTAGCTTAGATTAAAGATCCACCGATTCCACCCGTGATGTCGTAACCGGCTTGTTCCGAGACGAGCTTTTGGGCACCACATACACCTCCTGGAGTCAACCCCTTCGAGTAGGGACTGTCCTTCTTACCGGATCCGGCGACACAGTCAACTTTGACAGGGAGATCGAAAATGGACTGATCACTCAGGGTCTTAGTCGTGATAGGCTTGGGTTGATACTTGCTGATAGAACCCGACTTGAAAGCGGCGAGGGCTGAAATAATCAGAAGAAGAATCACAATCATGGTAAGAGCGTTACGATTGACACGATTGAGAGTAAACATTTATAATGAACAAATATTTTTTTAAACTGCGTTAAAGGTAATTTTTTTAGTTTCTGTATAAAGAGTAGATGGACGAAGAGATCGTACTCGATCGAGGACAGCCTAGTGTTATGAAATTGGATGCCGACGAACAGGCTATCATGGATGAAATTGAAATCTCTGCACCCGCACCTCAGCGTGTTCCTCGACCAACGTTTAAGCCAGCTTCTTCTCGCCCACAGGGGTCGGAACATCAGGAGGCGATGGATGCTTTTGTAAACCCCAATAAACAGGCGACCCAAAATGTATCTGCCCCTGACGAAGAGATTGATTACGGCGAAGGAGATGATGCAAATTTTTTTGATGACGGTGAAGAGTATGGACCTGGTGATCAGGAAGAGCAACCATCCAAAGGGTACTCTTCGGTTGATGAAGAAAAGGCGGACTTAATTAACAAGCTTGGGCGTCTCGAGAAAAAGGGATTCGCCGTGAACAAGCGTCTCAATGCATACTCAAACGTTGATGAACTCCGAACAGAGGTGAAACGGATAACGTACAGCATTGACGTTGAACAGTCGATTCGATTTTCGAGACGAATGCTTGTGGCGTGTGTGACTGGCCTGGAGTTTTTAAACAAGCGATACAATCCTTTTGAGATTCAGTTAGAGGGTTGGAGTGAGTCGGTGATGGAAAATGTTGACGACTATGATGGTGTCTTTGAAGAACTTTATGTTAAGTATCGTTCGAAGATTTCGGTTGCCCCAGAAGTGAAACTGATTATGATGCTCGGTGGCTCGGCGATGATGTTCCACTTGACGAATAGTATGTTCAAGTCGGTCATGCCTAACATGAATGATGTTATCAAACAAAACCCCGATCTCGTGAAGAATATGATGTCTGCGGTTCAGAACACGACTCGTAAGACTGATGGTCCTGCGACCGAGGCTCCTGTCGGTGGAACGGGTAACTACGAGATGCAGGGTCCCGGCATTGACATCTCGAGCCTTATGGGTGGCATCATGATGCCACCGGCTCCCCCTGTGAACACTTCCGCGATTTCACCTGTAAATGATGACGAAGATGAAGACATTTCTGATATTATTTCGATTTCGGGCGATTCGACTGGTGGTGAAGTCAAGGAAGTTAAGGTGTCGGCTGCGAAAACCAAACGCACCAGGCAGAAGAAGACGAAGAAGGAAATTAATCTCTAAGTACTATATAAATGATAGCGTACTATCCTTTGGAGGAATTGGATCCTCCAAAGAAACAACCTGAACCGGTTGTGACTAAAAAGACTGTCAAGAAGACTGGTCTTGAAGAAAGCGAATTAAACTACATCGTGATAGCTTTTATTGTCGGAGTTGTCGCCTTAGCTGTTTCCGACGCCATCAGGGCGTAATTGATTGTTTTACCGCGAAGTTGTCCTTCGTAGTAAATTAATTTCCGAATAAAAGTCCTCCTAAACCATCTTTGATTCTCAGGACGTTATAGTTGACTGCATATACGTATATAGGATCACCTAATCTTGTAACTCCAACATCAGCACCACGAATTATCATTTTTGCATTGTCTAGACGACTGAAATTGCATGATCCAGATGGACTATATTGTGATGCATTCATACAAAAGTGATATGCATAGTATCTCGTGTACGTGAGAAAATTGTTATTGACGTCATATCCTGATACGCCATATTCAGATTTGTAGTAATTTTGAACCGTATGAAAATATACAGGTTTCATGTTTTCAAATAAAGGTGTACCATTTATTTGAAGATCAACCCCAGAGAATGTAAAGTAATCATCTGTGGATACCTGAGATTTTGTCTCAAAACCAAAGAATAACGACTTTATGGGGTGATTAAACTGACTTATATCTACGGTGTTATATCCATCTCCGGTATTAAGTGGGTGCTCGAGTCGTTGAACCTGTGTAATTACAAAATCCATTGAGCGTTTTACGATAGATTCTCGTTCATCTTTATCCAAAAAAACGTAATTGCCATACACTTCATACTTTTTTTGAGTTTCTGTCAGTCCGCTTAAAGCATTAGAATCAAAGTCTATTTTTATTTCAATCTGATGTTTCTGAAGTGCCACGAGGGGTAGAAATGCCTTGTGATTACAGAAGAAAAATTGGAGTGGTAAAAATACTGGATTAGTCGAGTTCGAGTTTAGTTCTTTAGATTTACTGTACGTATCGGACAAATAAGTTGGCCATATGTCTGCATAATAATCAAAGTGTTGTGAATCTATTTTTTGTCCACCAACGTATAAAGTAATCGTTGAATTATTGAACATATCCATAAGACTTGTCGAGCCTTGAAACCACACAGCGTTGATTATATCTCCCAGAACCGGTATAGTTATGGATGTATCATTTTCATTCATCGATTTTATAAATTTCGGTACCTGAGAAAAGTTTGTGTGTCTCATGAACTTTGTTCTAAAAAAGGAATACCCTTCCTCGCCTATGATGTACGCATCCTGTACTCCTTTAGAAACAAGTTGTATCAATGCACCAGACATTTATTAATTGTTCAGATTATAAAAACAGACACTTTCCCTGAGGGAACTCTGGTTTTTCTTCTACATTTTTACCACGAACGTTAAATCCACCCTGTCGGTACACTTTCATTCGTTTATAATACATGGCAGTGAAAATTGACCATGGATCGTGTACGTCGTAGATGTGAGGATTATTCTTTTTCCCTTTCGTTTCTCTCATGATTCGACCGATACTCTGTGTGATGTCAGACTTGGGACTAGCTAAGATGACTGTATCCAGTGTGGGAATGTCGAGACCTTCGTGGGCCTGACTGAACGTCGCGAAGATGATTTTCTTTTTAGACGATTCTTGAAGTTGAGCTTCCTTCATACCACCCATGTAGAGACCCGACGTTTTGGGAAAACATTGATGAAGAAATTCACAATGTTGGCGACGATCGCTGAGAACCAAAAGTTGTCTCGTACCCGCCGAGGCTTTCTTGACGAGTTCCACCAACATTTTGTTCCGTTGACGATCTTCGACGAGTTCGGTAATCATATTGGGCATAGAAATTTTCCCGTTTCGCATGGACGGTGGTGGATTTCGATAATTTGGTGAATCGAATATGACGGGAAACACTTCAACTTGTTCTTGATTTTTTCGTTCGACGGCGAAAAATGTCGGACCCATAAACCAGTGAAGCACTTTCGTGAGCCCATCTTTGCGTTCAGGAGTTGCAGAAAGACCGTATATATGTCTTGGGCATAGTTTGAAAAGACTCTGACTGAACACTTTTGCACAGATATGATGGGCTTCATCGACGATCAACGTACCGACACTTTCGAAATCTGTAAATGAATACTCCTTGAGAGAAAGAGATTGAAGCATAGCAATTACAAAATCACAATTGACTTCCTTCTTGTCTTGTTGAACAACGCCAATAGTGGCACCAGGACAAAATTGTTGAATGCGTTCACGCCATTGATCGGCCAAAAATTGTTTATGTACGACAATCATGGTTCTGTAACCCAACTTACATGCTATGGCCAAGGAAACCGTCGTCTTGCCGTAGCCACATGGTAAAGAAAGGACGCCGTGACCTGCTTTAATTGCTGCATCGAGGGCCTCATTTTGATGAGTAGTGTCCCGGAGTGTTCCCGCAAACTTTGTTCGGATTCGAGTCGGTTCAGGTCGTCGATCTTCTTTGGGTTCTCCAAGTTTAGAAGTTCCGTAGAATCGGGGAACACACACTCCATTCTTAGTTGGTCTGAAAACCTTGAAAGGCGGTGGAGGAAATCCATAGTCCCCATTGACGATTGGTCTTACCGTAAGTTCCTTTTTAATTTCTTGAATCGGCCCCACATTAACGAGATATCCAGTCCTGGTAAGTGTCGTCATACTTATTTAAAGATTATAAACTTTAAATGAGTACAATATGCCTATCGTTGACGTTGAAGAGAATATTAAGAAGCTTCAGATGAACATCGAACAGTTGACTCAAGAAGTATTCCGCCTTCAGGGTATGCTTTCTACGTTTCAGGGGTTCAAGAAGGGTGGTCTCAAGACCATTGACCTCCCCAACGACCCCAATCAGTCCACTGAAGACCCCACCGAAGAGCTCGAGAGTATCCAGGAAAAGCCTGAGTGATTACCTACATTCCAAGCACCTTTAAAATCTACCACTATTTCCACTTCATCCCCCTTTACAAGAGACTGCACGGGTCGTCCTTTGACTTCACACATCACTCTCCTGTACCGGAATGGAACTTTAACAGTAAGAACTCGACCATCTAATGGATTTTCTATGATTTCGTTGGTGATGAGATGCGTCTTCGATGCATGCATACGCCCGATAATATCTGCAACTTTTTCAGGAATCGCAAACCGAATATATTTTTTAGAATTGTGTTCGTAGAATGTTTCGTGAACAGTCGCTACGAACTTCATATATGATACACTACCAATAAAACTATAAGTAACACGAGTATAAAGATGGTTACATGTGAAACCAAAAGTGAACGAAGTGGTTTTCTCGTTCCGAAACACATATGACTCAAGGCTCGAGACACTTCGACAGACGCCTCGATACTCGAGTACGGTGTCTCACGCGGGGACATCATACCACACATGGCAACTTTCGAACACCTTCCGAAGAATGGAAGTTGTCCATGAAGACTCAACACACCAGATGATTGTGAAAAGTGCCACTTGTTTTCTTTCCATTCGGCACCCCATCCGATTCGGGAGGACACGGGTTTGGGAACTTTCAATTGTCGAATGACTTCTTCGATGAGTGTCTCTGGATCAGAACGCATGACATCCTCTCCCAAATCACATATCACACACGAGACAGTCTTTCCATCTGAGAGGACTTTTGGTTGTAGATTCCATCGTGTTTCGATGGCTATTTCCAAATCAGATTTGAGTGTGATCGGTTCATCGTAATCGAGAAGAACGTTTATAGCACCGTATGTACTCCTTCGAAGTTTCTTGTCAGCATCGGGTCCCCAGTTCGTGCCGAGTATGTTCAGGGCTGGACTGTTATCGAGACACAAAAAGAGAAGACCATCATCGATGACTCGTTCACCTGTGAACTTGGCGACGAAAGAATCCTTTCCGTACTCGACATCGAGAAGTTCCGCCCCAAACACAAAGTTTGCACCGGCGTTCATGACCGCCTCCTCCATCGCATCACACATGACTTTACCGGAAACACGTTGTGTGTACTTTTTGGATAGCATCACATGATTCAAGTTTTGGACAAACTCGTGTGCGGACATGACATCCCACGTGACACCATCCATGATGAGTGGAAGATGTTCCAAAATCTTTTTTCCATCAGGTGTAAGATTTTCTCCGAGAACATCTTTCAGAGAAACATTCTTGAATTTTTCCGGATTCCAAAAAACTTTTGCAAATACACATGAAAGTATTTTGTAATCTTCAAACTGAAGTGTCTTGAAAATATAATTCGATGCACCATCATCCTTTTCGGGTTCAAACATATCATCCCATTTGATTCCCATCTCCTCAAAAAATGATTTCGTGTTGACGAATGCTCGATCAAAGACAATTCGGTGTGCATGTAGGTTGCGTGTCTCGACATCTGGTTCCCACCATGATCCACCCGCCGAGAGTTTTCGGTCATATATGGTGATATCATGTTCACCTGTTCGTAAAAGTTCCCACGCGAGTGACAGACCGGTGGGTCCGGCACCGACGATATGAACCTTCATTCTGATATACTTATAGAAAAAAGTATACGCGTAAGATAGGATGCTATGTATAGCCTCACATAAGGCGACATTACCTAGTAGGAAGTTGAAAACTTGGAAGTTTGCTGGTAAGTTTCTATGGAAGAATGCCACTGTACAGAATAAATCAGAATTGGGTCGTTGGACGAAGGAAGAACTCCTCGAACTTGGACCAACCTTTGTAAAATTAGGTCAAATCGCTTCGACGAGAGGGGATCTCTATCCACCAGAATTTACAAAAGAGTTGGAATCATTACAAGATGACGTCCCTCCCGTGGAAT